TTTCATCTTGATATGTTTTAACAAGTTCATCATCATAATCTTTCTCAGAAGATAATGCTACAATAATAGATGCGAGTGTAGTCTTCTGTGTAGATATAGATGGTTTTACTTCAATAGCATCCATAACTTCTTTATAGTCTTCCAACCAATCAAGATTTTTAAATTCTTTTTTATTAAACATTCTTTCATGTAGTTTTTGTAAAGTTCTAATATATGCGTTTAAAGAACTTTCTCGAAGATTTCTATCTTTGCCATTTTGAGATTTAGAACTATTAATCTTTTTCTTCAACCAGTCCATTTATATATATATACAATATATTTATATTCTTTAAATAAGCATAAAACTAGTATTTAAGTAGTTTTATGCTCTTTTTATTATAGATTTATTCTTATTTAAAGAATAAAAATATATTTTTATTCTTTAAATAAGAATAAATCCAGTCTTTTATAAGAATAAAACCGTCTTTAAGTAGTTTTATACTTAAAGAATACATATATTTTATACATTTGTATCTGTTTTTATACTAATTGTTGTTTTTTCTTCATCTTCTTTTTGATTTTCAATATTAGGTACATCTCTATCACAAGATATACACCCATATAAAATAGAACATTTCCTACAACGAGATTTTTGTGTTTGTCTTAATATTAAAGCAACTGCTCCTGCTATTCCTCCGGCCGCTATACTTATATCCACCATTGTAAAAGTTTGCATTGTCATACTATATTATAATATTAATTATAAATTAATATTATATTTAAAATATATTATCTTATTCAATATCACTTTCTGTAATACTTTCACTTTCACTTGTATCAAACTTTTCTTTAATTAGTTCTTCCTGCTTTTCTTTATAATTAATAACTACTTGTTCGTGGATTGGTAGAGGAGGGTTTAGTTTTTCTATTTTAAGAAAGTTATATTTTTTAATCCTACGAGTGTTATTATGCATAGTGTGGTATATAGCCGCACGGTTCATTCCATAGTAATCACCTATGTCCTGTTGTGTTTTAAAATATCCTTTTCTAATTATTTTGTCTTTATGATAGTTTTCATATTCTTCTACGAAGTAGTGATAATTTGATTTATTACTTGAATTTGATTTTCTACCCATTATATAATATATAGTTAGATATTTTTAAATATATTTTATTTTATTTTGTTGTTAAATTTTTTATTAATTAATTAATTTAAGCACTAACTGAGACATTACCGTTTTGTAATATAAGTTGTCTTTCGTAGTGTCCGAAAGTGCGTACTGTGCGTTGAGTATGGTCGTAATGAGTTCTTGGAAGAGTGCGTTCAATAAGAATAGGTTTTTGTGAGATAAGTGTGCCTTTACGAGTTTCTGGATTAGTTGTTAAATCAACTCCACACATGTGCATCATACCATCAAATGTTGATGTTTTAGCACCAGCCGAAATTGCTTGTTTGCATGCATGTCCTTCTATATTTGATGTGCTGAACATATGATTACTAATGGCATAAGTGTCTTTTCTTGTAATGTAATCCATAGAATATTCGGCACCACTTACACAAATATCATTACCCATTACTTTCGCTACTTCTGTTTGTTTCTGTGCTTCATTTTCAATTGGGCGGGTATATACATTCATGTCATTAACTCTAATTTGATAAGTGTCTGGTTTCATGTATGCTTGTGATGTATATACACCTTGAAATGGTACATCAAGTGTTGTTGGTTGTCCGCCACCAGAAGCACCTAGATCTAATGTATCCATCCACATTAGATTTTTAATAGTTTTTCCACTAAAACCAATTTCACTTGTAATTTTTTGTTCTGTAATTGCAGTTCCTGCTGGTGCAGTTACTGTTGGAACTGTTGCGGTTGAAAGAATTAAATCAGTGTATGGTATTACAATACCATCCTTAGACATAACTGCTTGTAATACTTCATTTGTTCTATCATCTGAATAAGTTAAATAATCTACAATCATTTTGCAATTGGATTGCGATACTTCTACTACTGGACTAGTAGCAGCTGCTGTTTGACATACAACTTTACCTACATCCGCGACTGTCCCGTCTTGATGATTAAAAACTAACTCAATGGTTACTGGTTCAGCAATTACAAATAGAGGAATTGCAAAATCACGGAGACCAGGGAATAATTCTGATAGTTTTACAGAAAATAAGGGTGTTGTGCTTTCTGTTTCAGTTGGTTTAATTTGTCCTGGAACAAGACCATTCTGTTCGTCAACTGCCCAATGAACCACCTCTGGTTGATAATGATAAGCTGCACCAGCACCACTATCACCACGACTATCTGGTATCATACCATCACAACAACCTTTGGTGGCAGTGTCAATTCTTGTTTTTTGTTCGTTAGTTTTAAATTGTCTTACTAATGTTTGATAATATCCATTTTCGTCAGTTTGGCAAATAACATTAGTACCAATGCGGAGAGTTGCGGATTTAATTACTGAATGAATACCAGTTTTAAATGGTAGATAATAATTAGTTGTTCCTTTGTTTGTAATAACGCCAAGTTGAATTGATGAACCAGTGTTAAGAATTCCTTTGCGTTGTAATACAAAGCGGGCCGAGTCTTTTGTAATAGTTGCTGGATCTAAGATTTGTGTATCAACATGCATAGTATCTACTTTTTTAAATGGTACGAGAGACATAGATGCGGGTAGACTCATTTTCTTTATAATATATAACAATATTTTTTATTTTATTAAATTAACATTACTATATTAATTAATTATAATAAGACGTAATAAGATAGAAAAGATGAAAATAAGATAGAAAAGATGAAAATAAGATAGAAAATATGCTAGTTTTAAATTCTATCTTATTTGGTTTTTTTACACTTTTAATATAATCCTTATCATATTACTATCATAATATTAATTAATTAATTAAATTAATTAAAATTTAAAGTTAAAATAAGATAAAAAGATGAAAATATCACCTATCTTTGATTTTGAAATAAAAAATAAAAATAAAAATAATATTACAGAACCTAACATGCCAAAATTTCATCTTATCGTCTTTTCATCTTTTATAATAATCAATAATTTTTTTAAGAACTTACACTAATTCCACTATTTGTTGCAGTTAATACATTTTGCGCGAGGACATAAGTAAATAATGCATTTGGTGATGCTCCACCTGCACCTGTACCAAGACCTGATTGAACCCGAAGTGCGTAGTTAGTATTGTTATAACTAACACCTGCAAGATAAGGATCAGTCCGTACACCGATAGATTGACATGCTGAAAAGTCTGGAAGATTACTTTCATAACGACAACTTCCTACACAATCAGTAGTGGCAGTAATACCTGTTTCTGTGCGTTGGGACATAAGGAGGTGATTTGTAGATTGATATGGTTTTACAGCATTAAGAGCGTTAATAGATTTTTCTGATTGCACTTCATGACGCTTATTAGTGCTTGAACCTACTGGTTCACCGCTAATGCGATTATCAAGTGGGAATAAAACACCACCTCTTTGGAAAGATACTGATTTAGGGTCTATTTCATCACCAGGAGCGTAGTAAGGAGCGGCCGCACCTTTGTTGCGAAGTCGTGGTGTAGAGTTGCTATTTACTTCTGGGTTATTAACAAATGTAGATGGGATATGATTATGAATAATAGAAAGTGTTTTTTGAGTTCCTAAATTAAGATTAGTTGTTTGGTCACTTGAATTAACAACAGAGTAAATATGAGATACAGCATTATATGACATTGTGTTATTACTTTTTAGACTATTTGGGTCTTCTGGAATATGTAAGTCATAAGACATAGTTAAATCACTTACTTCATAGTTAGCACCGAGTGCTGTGTCTGATACAGCACCACCTCCTGCTACATAACTACCACTTGTTGTCAACCAAGGACCGAGTGCTTGAAAATCTGGTGCAAGTTCAAGAGTGATTATAAGACCATTAACACTTGCTAAGTTAATACCATCAGTTCCAGATAGAAGACCACAACGGAGTGGTATGCTAAATGAAACTTCTTGATTTTGAAGTAAAGCACCAGTTGCGGAGCGTGATGCTGTTAGACCTCCTACTTGTGCGTTGCTGTCTAAATCTTCTTG